ACTGCTTTTTTTATTTTCAATCAAGCGGAGGTAATTTTATGAGAAAAAAACTGCGAGTGGCAGGATATGCTCGTGTTTCAACAGATGAACAAAAAAAATATGGCTACTCAATACAGGCCCAAGCTGAAGAAATAACGCAATGGTGCAGCGACAATGATCATGACCTAATACATATCTACATTGACGAAGGATTCTCAGCAAGCACCATGAAACGCCCGCAACTGCAATCCATGCTTTCAAACCTGAAGAATCTTGATGCCATAGCTTTCACACGCCTTGACCGCCTGTCACGTAACGTCCTTGAAGCTAACAAGATGCTTGAACTTCTTCAACAGAATGACGTTGCCATGATTTCCATTTGTGAGGACGATATAAACACGTCCACTGCAAATGGCTTGTTCATGTTCAACCTAAAAGTCAACCTTGCAGAACATGAATTAAAAAAAGGCTCTGAACGCATCAAAGCCGTATTTGAGTACAAGATTGCACAAGGCCAACCTATCACTGGTAATGTTCCTTTTGGCTACAGGATTGCCACGGAAAACGGCAATAAACGCATTGCAATTGATGAATCTAAAGCACCAATAGTTAAAGATATTTTCGAATCATTTCTCCTGCATCAATCAGTACATTATACAGTTGAATACGTCAACAAGAAATACGGACTGTCTAGACCTTACATGTCCTATATGCACATTCTTAAAAATGAATTTTATGCAGGATCATACCGTGGAAATTCCAATTACGCCGAACCATACATCACGAAAGAAACATACAATGCCGTTCAGACCGCATTACAGGCAAATATACGCACTGGAATACAACGCCATACATATTTATTCACTGGACTGTTAAGATGCCCAGAATGCCGTTCTAAACTGGTTGGAGTGAGCCATCCAAAAGGTGGCAAGCGATATTATTACTATAGATGTAACAATGCACACTCGGTGCATACATGCACACACAAAAAGCACTATGCGGAACTTGCAACGGAAAAATATCTGCTTTCTAATCTTGATACACTGCTTAAAGATCATATCGTCACAATATCCAATGCAACATCCGAAACTCATAACACAACCGAAAAGGAATTAAAAGAACTAAGAAAAGAGCTTGATAATCTGAATTATATCTTCATCAAGAAACGTATGCCTGTAAGTACCTATGAACGTCTGTACGCTGAGACAGAAGATAAAATAAAAAGGCTTGAATCTTTCAAACCTAAAAGCACCGATCATCTTAACCAATTTTTGAACAGTGGTTGGCGCTCAATATATGATAATCTAACACGTGAGAACAAGCGCACACTGTGGCGAAATGTCCTTGATTCTGTCCACGTTTCCCCTGATGGAATAGAAGTTTTCTTCAAGTAAAAAGCAGACATTTCTGTCTGCCATTTACTAGGAGAAATTTATGCCCCAATGTCAACAAAGCCCACCTATAATATACATCAATCAATCACCGAATGCAAACGGTGATTTTTTCTTTACTAACATGGTTTAACCTGTAGGCTATGACAAGTTAGTATAGAATTTTTTGCATAAAAAAACAGCCCGCCGAAAACCTCCGGCGGGCTGAGAAAGGATACAGTGAACATGAAAACACTGCACTCATAGTATACCATGATTTAATTTAATAGCCAACAACTCTCGTGATAAAAATTGCATTTTCTGCCGAATATTCTGAACCGTTGTTTTTCAGAATAATCTGATAATTCTGACTGAATGTGATCATTGAACCCGACACATTCACAAGAGCAAACTTGGCATAGTCATAATCGGCAACATAATGAATCGCGCCTAAATGCACAAGTTTTCCGTTCGGGCTGAATACCTTGACACTTCCACAAGCATTATCACCAGACGATCTGTAAAAGATTTCAAGATAAGTATAATTTTCTGCACTGTCTGACAATGTGACCGTTCCTGCTGTTCCACTTGCACTGTTGTAAAGCACATTACCACTAATACACACGCCATTGACTTCAAGGCTTTTATCGTGTTTCGGGAAACAATTCACACCGAAGCTGTATTTCTTGATGTCAACATATGTGACCGGAATCCCCTTCGGAAGAATCAGATTGTAGGTTGTCTTTCCTATCCTGTCGGAAACCTCAACCTGTACGTTCCACTCGTACTCGTTATCAGCAGTAAAATTCGTATCGGTGTTATTCTGGATTGTTGCATAACTTCCATATGAGCTGTCAGAAACCTTCTTTGTTCGATACCTGATTGTGACTGTATTCTTTCCGCCTATTGACGCATAGTTTGCATTTACGTTTAATACACTTTCTGAATAATAGTTGCTCTTTCGGTTCAGCTTGATAATCGCACTCGGCAAGCTCCAATCATACACAAGAACCGTGATCTTTTTCTGGCCCACATTTCCCCTTGAATCAACGATTTTGACGGTCACTTCCGTGTCGTATGATACATTTACCACACCAACATTTATAACGCCTGTAGAGCCTTTTAACGTGCCTGTATACGCATTACCATTTACAACCGCTGTCAATGTTTTCAGCGTGGCACTGTTTAATGCCTGCGCATTGCTTACGCTGATTTTCAATGTCGAGTTATTCCTGATAATGTACTGATTATCACCAGTGATTGCAACAGTTGCCGAATTTGAATCCTCATATGAAGTATCAAGTGTCGGATTAGAATTTACAACGTGCGCAATAATGGCACAGCTTGATGTTCCTATAACCGTGCTGCCACTATACGTTGTTACAGCAATTTCTCCGGTCATGCTATTGCTGTTTGGCATTTGTGCATAAAGATTAGATGCAATCCTGTCTGTATCAAGTGTAATATTATCTGTTACACCTGTGCCGATTGTATAGCTGTATGAACCCAACTTCAACACCACTGTATGCGTGAACACGGTTGACTTGCGATTCATATGCACGACAATTGTATCACCTATATTAAAATCAGGAGAATTGTTCGGCCATGTATTCAAACTTGGCTGTGATGCTCTGCCAATATCGGGAAGACTCCAACTTCCAGAACCTTTGCAGTTTACGCTCGTAACATAAATTGCACATTCTGCATATGCGCTGAAACTCTTTGCACCGTTAGTATCGTGACCGATTGCAAGCTCACCAGATGCAACAACCGTTCCAGTGTATAACTTAATTCTAGTGTTTGATTGATAAACAACAGTGCCGTTTACAGTACACTTGAAAGGGCCTGCCATGTACCAATAGCCTGACTTGATTCCTGCACCCTTCAACGTCCACGAAATGACAGACTGATTGTTTACGGTGCTTTGGCTTTTTAATGACCAATCAAACTGTAAACATGCACCATCATAAGCTGATGTTTTAAATGTTCCTGATGTAGCCATATCACACCCCCACTATACCGATGCCATCGTTTGTAACAGTATCGCCATCTTTTACTGTAATCGGGATAAACCTTGCTTTGTTGCACAACGTGATCTCTTCCTCAATAACAGATTTTTTTTGATGGAACTCGTCACCTGAAACCCAGAATGTTTTAGCTCCAGTACGATCATATCCTGCAAAACCAACGTAATTATTGACCACCAAATATGATCCGTCAAGTCCATACATAATCAGCCCGTTTTTGTCCAGCTTTGCAATCAGATTATTCGCTTCATCGAATACCTCAATCTGTCCGTTCTGGTTAAGATTAGAACCAAGTTTCAATGTTCCTCCCTTAATCATGTCCGCAACTAAATTTATAACGTTGATATGTTGCATATTCAGCACATTATCAATCGTCCACGCGCTTTCAAAATCTCCATTTATGCCAGTGCTTGAAAATGCAATACCGCCACTGTTGATCATAATAACGTGGTGAGCTTCTTCCTTTGGCAATGCGTCAACAACCAGAATCTTGTCACCTTCATAAACTACATACGAATTACCAAGCATTCCTAGAATTGTGTCCTGCGCATGTTGCATTGCATCTGAAAATACAACCTGTAAAGCTGAATTGTTCTGCTCTACGCTCTGCTGAATTGTTGAACTTACTGTTCCCATAAGGTCGGAAACCTTCTGCTGAAAATTCCCAAATTCAAGCTCCGTATACTTGCCTAGAATGCAATCATAATCATACGAAATAACATGCGTTGTAATGTCCACGCCCATAGGTTCATCAATGACTTCGATAGTATCTCCAATGTCTGTCAGTTTTTCAAGATTAGCCTTGAGTGTGTAATTCACTTTTGGCACGCAATTCTCGTCAACGTATGCCTGTCCCTGTTTTCTCAAATCCTCAATAAGTGCATTGTTATATGCTGTCTCATCAAGATGTCCTTCGGCATCCTTGTATAGGTCTTGGTCAACATTTTGGTTGAAAGATACAACTTTTGTAAATGGGATATCATACTGTGTCTTGCTGTAAAGATAAACCTCATCCAACATCAATCCATCTTTTCCAACTGGCATAAGTTTTGTCACAACATTATCCCAGTTTGTTGTGCATGTCATTTCCTTCAGATTCTTTTTGTACCGCACAGTCACACCATTATCGCGCCCGATATTACTCATGATTCCGAACCTGTAGTTGTCACGTACAAAGTGCCCACCCCAACGCTCCAGAACCGTACTAAAAGCGTCATACAGTGATTTTCTCACGCACCTATATGAATCTACCATTGCAATATCAGAATACGTCTGAAATGGGCTAGGATTGTCTGTGGCGCTGTTCAGATGGTCCATCGCATCGTTGCAATTTTTATCGACCACATAGCTGTCTGCAATCACATAGTTTTGAGCATCATACGAAATGTGCTGAGCTTTTAATGTGATCTTGTGTTTTGTCTTTTCTGGATTCTTAATGCGGAAAGCCTGTGCACCTTGTGGAGTATCTGCAACGATAATCCTGTTTGCTGTCAAAAAATCAACATAAGAAATGTCCGCTTCAACCGTCAAATAAAATTTGCCGTTATCTTCTTTATGAACTTTTGCTTTGAATGGCTGAATGACTGCATCACCGTTGCTTGAAAATTCTGTGTCTGTTGTTCCAAATAGTTTTATCATGTTTAACCTCTCACATATATAATACTAAAAAGGCGCTCATTGCGCCTGTTTTTTTTCTACAACTGTGCCAACGCTTTTTCGACATCATCGTGCCATCTCTTAGGCACTTCTTCAAGCGTCATGCGGTTCATCTGAATCTGTCTTACGTACCACTTTACCATGGTTATTCACCTCCTACAATTTCTGCAAGTGAAGCGATTGCTTCATTGATTGCTGTGATGTCAGCGGTGTTCTGCTCAGATGTATTCTGAAGTGTCTGAATCTCCTTTGTTGCTTCTACCACGGCATCCCTTGTTGCTTTAACCTCGAAAATCACTTTAGTTGTGTTCTCTTTAGAATTAACTGAGATGCTGTCCCCGAGGCTGTAGCCTTTGGCTGTAAATACTGTTTCGCCTAGTTCGTTCAAAATTTTAACATCCGACACCTGATCTTGAGTCAAGGCATCTACCGTCTTTTGGTATCCCATATCAATTAATGTCAATGAAACACCATCTTCGAGTGTACTAAATTCTTCAATATCTAGGTTCGTTCCATCTTTCAGGATTAATTTTTTATTTTCTTTCATTTCGCTTCCTCCTTATGCTATGCGTTTCCAAAAGTATACAGTGATATAAGGTTGTATGTTATTATGGAATCCATCTCCACCTGTGTTGCCAGTGTCCTCCCTACCAGAAACTATTACTCGGTCAGCAAATGCAGCTTGGCCACTTACTAATCCATAACCTTTTGCTTCAATGCTAGATACATATGTTCCTCTTGAGTGATGATGCAACGGCATTTCTGCTACAGTTAATTTATGCTTATACTCGCCACCAGTGCTGCCTGCCGTAAAGTTCATACTCGTACTGCCATCATTACCAGTACCTTCACCGATTAAAGTTCGGCCTTGTCCAAATCTTTCCCATGTACCACCGAATGATGTATTTGGATTAAAGTTAGAGCTAATGCTTATGTAGACACTTCCAACTGGATAAGCCTGAAGCGGTCCAGGTATTTTAGCTTTTATCTTTCCCCAGAAGTATTTAAGTCCTGTTTTATCTAAATATTCAGCCATGTTTCCTCCTTAACTAGCGACTATTAAGTCGATTTCTGAATTGGTAATTGCCGAGACACTTGTTGTGCTCAGACTATCCAATTTGGCTTTATCATCTGAAGACATCAATCCGTTTGTCTTCTGTGTTGCAATAGAATATGTCGTATCGGTAAACTTTGCACCTGCCGGAACATCAGCGCTAATCGTGTGTCCATCCACTTTACCGGACCAACCGTTTGGCGTAATAGCACCAACTAATATTCCACTATTTTGTAAACCATTTTCATTTTTATAAAAGTTCCAAACCCCGCCGTATTCATGAAAATCACACATGTTGTGCCCTGCATAGCCATAGTCAATAGCGTGATAGTATGTGTTGGCGTTTCCTTCACCACGAAATTTTTTACATCGAAAATAGCTTTCTTCAGCTTCGCCTGTTGAAAAATATTCGGCGTTAAGTCCACCTGTCATAGTATCACCGGTTTTCGCTACTGCGCCTATCTGACCGGCTGTAACTCCGTGTGGATTGTTTTTATTTCCTATATGGTTTCTGGCTGTAGAATCCTTGACCGTGTATGCTGTGCCATCTGGGAGTTTGATACTTGATATATCAGCCATTCAAACAACCCCCTTTATTTTGATGTTATCGTTGTGCTTGCGCCTGTAAACGCTGGTGCGGATGCACTAGCAGACTTAATGCCTGTGGCAACCGTTACCGCTGTTCCTTTTGTTGGCAATGACCCTGCTGAAAATCCAAGTGTTAGAACCTCATTTGCAACCGATGCCGTGAAACTTGGTAATGTGCCTACACCACTGATAGGCGTAACACTCGCTGTATTTACAGCAACCGAAACAGTCGGTGCAGAAACTGAACCTTTCGGTGTATATGATGCACTAGCAGAATCTTTGAATGCCAGTCCCTTAAGACTGCCTGTACTACCAAACTCGTGCCACTTACTATCTGATGTAGACCACACAAATTCAAGCGACTCGTATATTACAACGTCACCGTTTGATGGCGTATAATCTGCATTATTTATCTTGATTGGTGATGCGCTAGAGCCATCCGCAAGTGCCGTTGATGTAACTCCTGCGTAATGCATAGCACCTGTTGCAGAACCCTTTAGAATGCTAATGTCATGTCTTGCTGTTGCATCTTTAATGTCGTAAGTTGCTCCGCTAGGCAATGTGATTTCTGAAATATCTGCCATATTTAACCTCCTATAATCAGATTTCCTTCGCTAACAGTATACGTTGTACCGCTGTTCCATTTCAACTTGTCTGTTAGTGTAACATGTATATCGCTGTTGCTTTCATGTTTATCAATTTTGCTGTTCAATACTGCATATTCTTTTTTTGCTTTGCTTGCGCTCTCAATGTCATAATCCTCAAGTGATTTGTTTCCCTTTACATCTACATTGTTGATTTTAGGGATATTTGTTAATCTGTTATAATCGTCTGTTCCGACAACTGAAACGCTATCCATTTTTACAGTTAAACGATCGTCATCAGCAAGCATGATAATTTTGTAATCATCCATGCTTTACACCCCTTTTTCGGTATCGCACGCAAATGTGACTTCTTCCGTGATAATCAGCTTACCTATAAACGTCTGATGTATTTGGTCACCTCTGATAAGCTCAAGGTCATAATAATAAGTCCCAAAATCAATGTAGTCTGTATCTTCCGGAAGAATTGAGAAAGAATATACATTCCCATCTTTAGTTATCGTTCCATCAGTCAGTTTTTTCTGGATGATAATTTTTCTCGACGATGTATTTTCTTTTACCGTAAAGGTGATTTGAGTGAATCCTTTGCTTACCTCTGCATCGTTTGCATCATGAACGGTAAAATGAACATTTCTCAAGTCCCCTCTTGGCATCGTAATATGTTCCATGTTATCACCTAATCTTTCGTAATAGAATCAATATCATCATTTAAAATAGATGAGATTGGAGTAATATCATCCCACTCGTATTCGTAATCGGTGTTGCTTTTCTTTTTCAAAACCTGTCCTGCAATTCCTCCAGAAGGAATGCCGTCGCCTTTGTCTCCATTTGCACCATTTGTCACCGTGAAAGTTGACGTTGTACCGTCATTAAACCGGATTGTATAAGTGTCTACAAGTCCGCTTGTGCTAGTTTTTTCGATACTTGAGATTCCTTTTCCGTTTGTGACAGAAAATGTTGACGTTGTACCATCATTAAACCGGATTGTGTAAGTGTCTGCAAGCCCACTTGTTCCTGCTTTACTGATACTTGAGATTCCTTTTCCGTTTGTGACAGAAAATGTTGACGTTGTGCCATCTGTCAGTGTGATTGTGTAAGTGTCTGCAAGCCCACTTGTGCTAGTTTTTTCGATTCCCTTGATGCTCTGTCCTTCCTGACCTTTCAGCATAATGATCTTACATACAGGTTTTGTAATGTATTCACCCATTTTATGCACCCCCTATTATGTGATTCCATGTCGTACTTTCAATGCACCTGTCAGGATAGTAAACACATCGCTGTTAAGTTCAATTTGCATGTCATAAAAATAATGTCCTGATTCAATATCCTTTGTATCTTCAGGCGCAATTCGCACCACGTAATACATCTTGTTGCGCTCCTGCTTGCTGAATGAGATGCCTTTTCCAAGTGTTTTCTGGAATACGACATCGTCATCATCAAGATTATTTTTGCACGTGAAGAACGCCTTTTCAAGCTCCTGCGGTTTGTCATCGAACTCAATCTCAACCGCAAATGACAGTGTGTCACCTTTGATCATTTCAAGATTCGTCTTTTCCATTAAATCCACCTCGACTGTTTTTCAAACGCAATATAAGTAAGCTGTCCATCCCATGACACGGAATTAGGCCCAACTTTAAGCATAAATTTGTCGTAATTTCCGACAACGTATCTGTTCATCAATGCATCATCATTATACGCTTCGAGCCTTTCTGTGTCTATTGTGATTGAATTTGATGTACTCATATCAATCCGAAACAGCTGCACACCATTCAACGAAAGATTGATTGTTCCTGAACCCTTGATATGAATGATTGGCTTGGAAACATAATTGCCGTTATTTCTCACGGTAATAGCACTTGTCGGATTGCTGAACACCTTCATTTTTTCAATACTGCTGTATTTGAATGGCTGTACATGATACGTGATCTCAGCCGTTCTGAACCTCATAAGGCGTTCATAATCAATCGCATCCAGAATATCATACACGTAGTATTTTTCTGGTTCATTTGAAAATATTACCGTTCCGCTTGAATTGAAAAACGGAATAATATCATCAATGTCATAGTCACCAAACAGACCGATTTTCATTTTTTTATTGTAAGCCGAATATCCAAGTCTTGTGATCACATCACCGTCACGCCCGTCTATCTGCTCAATGCTTGTACGCATTAATGGCTTTGTGATAGGTGGCAATTCCTGAATCAGCAATCCTTTTAAATATCGGCTGTCTTTTCCGTTTTGAATTACATAGTTTCTCATATTTTTACCGCCTTAATTGTATATCAACTTTGTAACAGTTTTATCAACGAAATGTCCCATTTCTTCGTCATCCATCTCGATTTTGACCTGTGACAAAGCATCCTTGAAGGCATCTACCATGTTTCTATAGTTTCCACCGCTTGTCGAAATACCACCGTTCACATTGAATGCGTCAGACATTCCACTCGCCAATGCTTCAGTCTGATTTATCAGCTCTGGGCTTGCCTTTCTCAAGGAATCGCTCAAACCTTCCACCATGTCAGGCATCCAGCTCTCGTATTCAGCCAATGGCCCTTCGTCAGGTCTTGAGAAATGAAGGAACGACCTGATTTTTCCTGCAACGTCGCTGACTGCACTTGTGACTTTATGAATCGCACTCCTGATGCCGTTTGCAATACCACTGATCATATCGACACCCCAGTTATACAGCTGACCCGGAAGGCTGCTAATTGTCCCGATAATGTTATTTACAAGTCCAGATGCGGCATTTGCACCCGCTTGTGCCAACTGCCCCGCAAAGTTCCATGCATTAGTCAATGCACTTGACAGCCAATTCCATACAGCAGATGGAAGTCCACTGATAAATGACACAACACCATTGACAAAGTTAGAACCTGCTGCGGAAGCCCTAGAAACCATGTTAGAAGCCCAATTCTGTACGTTGCTTATAACATTACTAAGGAATGCACCAATACGCCCAGGAAGGGCCTGAAACCACGATATTAGGTTGTCTATGAATCCACCAACAGATGTAATTGCATTTCCGACCGTATCCTTGAATGCATTCCACACGTTTATAACAGCATTGCGGAACCCCTCATTTGTGGTCCACAACGTGACTATTGCTGCTATTAGTCCTGCAATCAACGTTACGACAAGCATAATCGGATTGGCATTCAGAACACTATTAAGCAATGCTTGTGCAACAGTTGCGCCTTCGTTAGCCTCCTGATATCCCTTAACCGCTGTAACAACACCATTAATCATGCTTGCGACATTCCATGTCACCATTGCCGCTCCAATTCCTGCAACAAGCGAAATGATTGTACTACCATTGTCCATGATGAATCCGAATAAATCACCAACACCGTCAACAAGGTCTTCAATGACAGAAACGACAGAATCAACATCCATATTGTCGATTGCATTTGTGATGTTTGGAATCCACTCATCAGCGGCCTTTTGTAAAATAGGCTGTAATGCTTCACCAAGCTTTGAATTGACCGTATCGCTCAATGTCGAAAGTCTTCCTTCCAATGCCTGAGACTGTGCATCCATTGACTGAAAGTATTTGCCACCTTCAGACGTTGACCGCTTCATTGACTCTGTGATCTCATCGACTGACATTTTGCCTTTTGAAATTCTGTCATAAAGGCTTTGCATGCTTTCTCCTGTCTTTTCTGAGATTTCCTGCAAAGGGTTGAATCCGGCATCAATCATCATGTTGATATCTTCTAGCGTAACTTTTTGTGCTGAGTTCATTTTCCCGTATGCTCTCGCAATAGAGTTCAGCTTGTCTGCATTACCCTGTGATATATCACCAAGCATCATCATACTATCAACCGCATCATCAGCACTAAACCCAAAGTTCATCAGCAAAGATGTTGCATCTGCCAACTGTGGCATATCAAACGGAGTTGTTGCTCCAATATCAGCAAGTTTTTTGACTGTCTCGCTTGCCTTGTCTGCTGAACCTGTCATGACCGTAAACGATGTCGTGTAATACTCCATGGATTTCTGATAGTCAACAGCACCACCTACAAGCGATTTGAATCCATCAACAACCTTGCTGATTGCCTGTGACGCAAGATTAGCCATTGTGCCCTTGAGAACAGTGAACCCATCACCAAGTTTTTTTGATGCACCATCGGCATCATTCATATTGTTAGACAGATTCTTGACCTGTTTTGAACTGTCGTCAGACTCTTTTCCAAGATTATCAATCTCTTTCGCTGTCTTGTTAACGTCCGCTTGAGCATTGTTCATCTGCACTGCAAGCTGTGACAGTGATTTCTTGTTTTTGTCCTGCGCTGCGCTGCTTTCGTCATATTGCTTCTGCAATTCGTTAACAACTTTCTCTTGCTCTTTGTACTCTTGACTGTTCTTTCCAAGCTGCGCTTCAATACTCGCAAGCTTTCCCTTTGCATTTTCGAGCTTTTCACCGAGTTGCGCATGCTCATCTGCTGACTGTTTAACAGCATCCTGATATGTCTTGTACTGGTCAGAAACAAGTTTCAGCTTCGATTTCTGCTCTTCAAGGCGCTTGTTCAGCACGTCACTCTTGGCTGTCAATGCTTCGGTGCTTGTGTCGTTCTTGTCATATGTACTCGTGACAACCTTCATTTCAGAAGATACTTCACGCAAGCTCTGTGTGATTTGACTTAACGCTCTCCTGTATTCGCTCTCGCCTTTCAGCTTAATGGTACCACCTAATGCCATGCACTCACCCCCTTAGAACCAATCATCTTCATGTTGCGATTTTTCATATGCCTTCGCATATGTTGTTCCTGTCTTTTCAAGCATCAGTTCAAAATCAAAATCGTTCTTGTAATGCTTGTAATATAGGTTGAAAGTTGTCAGTGTCAATCTTCCAACTTCATGAAATGTAAAACCAAGTTTGTTACGCCCGATAAAGTAGAACCATGTAAAGTCTATCGGCTCTGGTTCATCCTCATCGGGGATTATGCGTTTTTTTCGGAACTTTTAGTGCTTTCAACAACAGTTTCGTTTACCTTCTTCGTGGCTTCAGAAAGCCCAATGTCAGTTATCATTCTTCCTGTCTGTTTCAATGTCAGTGGCTTTTCACTTGTGCCATGTTCCTCATTCTGAATATCAATATACTCATTGATCATCGCCCAAATTCCGAAAATGATTGCCTTTGCATTTGGCTCTTCATCTTTACTATCTGTGAGTTTGCCCCACGCATCAAGTGTGCCGTATTTGTCCTGAATAACTGCCATAACGTTCAGATTAAATACAAGCCCGTATGTCTTGCCTTTATACTCAAATTCTTTTGAAATTTCCTTCATGTTTTACCCTCTTTCAAAAAATAAGACAGGGACGAACCCTGCCTTTAATATTCTTTTAAACTGAAGTCTTTGCCATCAGTCCTTCAAGATATGTGACAGCTTCAGTCTTTGTATCAAACGTTTCTGTCTTTGACCATGTGCCATCAGCCAATGTTGCAACAGTTCCTACAAGCTCAGTTGTACTGAATGATACGCTTTCGCCTTTTGTAGCATCATCCTGTGACGGTTCTGAGAACTTAACCTTGCACAGGAACTCTACCGTGTACTTGTAAGCTCCGTTCACCGTCTTTGTGACAATTCTTCCGAAACCTACATACGGAGCAACATCGTTTGAATTTCTGACAAGCCCTTTTCCACTTTCTGATACCTCATGTCCAAGAAGGTCTGCCATGACCTGCACATCTTCGTTGTCGATTCCTGCTGTAACAGACCCCTTCTGAAAAGATGTATCGCTCTCAGCCAATGCATCATCTGCATACAAAGACGCATCATTGTTGCTGATATCCACTTTGCATGAAATAGCCTTGGCTGGCTTTTTCGCGCCATCATAAGTGGCTTCGCCATCTTCCGATTCCGTAAGTTTTGAATATCGGAAGTTATTTAACCCGATTTTAGCCATTATTCGCTCCTTTCAATTGAGAAACATATTGTTTTGTGATAATACTTTGTATCGTCCTCGTACATATCTTCGGACGATCTGTCCGGTTCCCACATAAACCCGACAGCTGTAAGCAATCCCTTTAGCGCCTTGATAATCGGCTTGTAATTGCCTTTTGTGTAAATATCAAAGTCATAATACTCGATATAATTTAGCAATTCGTCATCACCGTGTAACGTACTCTCTGCATCTGTTTCCATATACGTGATGTACGTTTCTTCGTTGCCATTATACCGCAAGAACTTGACTGGAATTTTTTTGCCGTTTACCGTGAAGTCACTCAATGTTTTTTCGATGAGGTTATTCATCTAAAAGCCCCCCGCTTAAACTCTTCTGCGCTTCTTCCATCGCTTTCATGATTTGTGATTTTTTGAAAGACTTTCGGAAAAAAGGATGCTTTGGATATTTCCTTTTGTCACTACCATATTCGAACATGTTCGCAACAAGTGGTGCAGGAGTCTTTCTTCCATCTTTGTTGATGAAATATCCAGTAATCATGACTTTTGTATTGATACCATCATCTGACGGCGTTTTATAAACTTTCGACAGTTTCACATGACTGCTAAAGCCTGAACTTCTCAGCGACTCTGGAAGTGCTGAAATAACGTTCTTGTATACGACCTCTGCACCTGCTTTGGTCATGCCACCAAAGATGTGATCAAACTGCTTGTCGATGTAAGATATATCCTTCAATACGCTATCGTCAATATCCATAACAAGTTTTGCCATCAGTGTGTCACTTCCTTCGCCTGAATTTCCAATTCTACACTGTTTTCGTCCACGTTGTTCAGATACTCAATCGTATATGTTTTGCCGTGAAATTCAATCAGCATATCTCTTGTGATCTCTGTTTTCGGATACCGAATTGTGAAGTTGGTGTATGCTTTTTCAAAATCAGAATTGTTCGCAATCAGCGTAAAGCCCTTCGTTGTCCGAACATATGCATATGGTGTAAGAATCACCTGCTTCTGTTCTGTCTGAAAGCCATCCTCGTCTGTCACAATTACAGTTTTATAAATTGTGATACGTTTTGAATACTTCCCTGCGTTTAACATGGTTCACACCTCACAACAGATTAACACTGTGCATTGCTAGAATGCTCTGAACCGTGCTGTTCAAGTTCTTGCTGTCAACATACATCGTGCGGTTGTCCCACATGTCCTGACACAAGATCACCACAACGATAACGAACTCAGGATATTTGTCAACGCCCACATCGTCAAGCCCTGTATAGCTTTTGATGAAAGAAGTAGCGATGGAAATAAGCATGGTCAATGTATCATTTTCGCTTTCTGCTACTTCGTCCAGTCTCAAATAATCTGCGACGCATTTAACTGTAATATCACTGACTTTGCTTACTTCCATACAGCTTCACCCCTTTTTATTTTCCTGCTGCCATCACAAGTTTTGCAAGTTTTTGAGTGTCTGCAACCTTTGCATCCCACTCAACGAAAGCTAAAATTCCAAGTAAATGTTCCTCTGCATATCTTTCTTGCAACACCTGCATGTTAGCTTCTTCTGAAACTTTCACAGCTAAACCAGATAAGTCACCGTAATAAATGGTTGTTTTTCCTGCAAGCATCTTGTCCATCGCATCAGAGCAATAAACATCCTTGCCTAGAAGTGTATATCCCCATTTTGCTGTAAAGTCACGGTTCAACAAATAATCGCCGTCATTATCCTTCAACTTTCTGATTGCATTTCGAGTTTCACGGTTCATAATCCAAATAGAATTACCCTGATAGTTGTCAATCACCTTGTCCTGTAAATCCATCAACTCGTCTGATGTAATCTTTGTGGCTGCGGCAGTTGTAACAGTCATATCTGATGTAATTCCAGTTAGACCTTCAACCTTGCCTACAGTTCCGAACAAAATCTCATGTTCAAAATACAATGCGATTGCTTGTGCCATTTTTGCTTCGACAAAGCCAACAATGTCAAAGTTGGAATTGTTAATCAAGCTCTTTGAAATTTTCGCAAGACAACGTGCAAGGAATCCGCTAAGTGTAATCTGAGTGATAACAACCTTTCCAGACTCTGCTGTTGTTCCTTCATCTGCATACTGCATCACGATAGAACTGTTTTGTGCATCATACTTTGGAAGAATCAGAGTGCCAGTAATGTTATATCTGTCTGCCATAGAGAATACAGGTGAGATTTCAATAACCTGAGAAATGATTCTATTCCAAACAGTTGTCGGAATAAGTGTTTTTGCATCTGCTGGCATTGTTGGTGAGTCAGTATTTACAATTCCACGAATTGCATTCTCGAATGTTTTGCGATCTCTTTCTGCATCTGTCATTGCATCATGTCCATCAGGAATTTTCTTCATGCTCATTCCTGCCATTTGGTCGTACATAGCAATAGTTGCATCAATTTCCTTGACTTCCTTTTCTAAGTCTGCGAACTGCTTCTTTTCGTCTTCAGATGGTAATCTGTTTTCTGCCTTTGCAGTTTTCAACAAGTTCTCCATCTGAGCGACTTCTGCGTTTCGATTTTCGATAAGTGCTTTTACGTTCATTCTTTCGCCCCTCCGTCTTTCTTTAATGAACAAATAATATTCTCGTATGCTGAATAATCAAGCGCACGATCCTCGACAGGCTTTTTAGTCTGTTTTGGTTTTTTTAGTGCATCTGGCACATGCTTGTAATTTCTGAATAAATCTGTTGCACATGCCTGTACATCTTTCACAGTTTCAAGTTCGTTGACATTGAAATATTTCCCGATGTACATATCATCATCTGCATTGCCACTGAACCACGTTTCGTTGTTCACCAACTCTGCAATCTTTTCTGCCGTGATTCCTTCTTTTGCCTTTGCTTCATACATTGGCAACATCAATCCATTTTCAAGCTGATTGAGTGTGTCAATGTCATGCTGTAGCTCGTTTGCATTTCCGTATGCTAACGTCACTGGCTTGTGAATCATCATCATAGAATTTTTGTAAATATTGATATCGTCTGCAACCATGGCAAGGTATGTAGCGGCACTTGCACATAATCCATCAATGTACGCATGAATCGTTGCTCCGGTGTTCTGTCTGAATCGCTTTAACATACTGACCATTGCCGAACTTGCAAACACTGAGCCACCGCCTGAATTGATGTAAATATTAAAATCTGTAACACCATTCAAACTTTCAAGCTCTGCCTTGAATGCATTTGTATCGACTTCTGTTTCTGATTTCTCGCCAGTCCAAAAGTTTGGCTTGTTCTCATCAACAATATCACCATATACATAGAAATCTGCACTATTTTTAGTCAGATTCTTCAGGTACTTGTATTTCATCATCTGCCCCCTTCTCTTCAACTTTATCAGCTTTTTCTTCTTCATCTCCACCTGTCACCTGTCCGGTGTTTGGAGTATAATACGTTCCGGTTTCAATATCATACAGAACTGCTCCAAGTCCAACATTGATCACGTCCATGCCCTCAATGTAATTGAGATTTTCCATACGACGCAACTCATTGATAGTCATAAGTCCTGTATCTTTTGCAACCTTGTAAGCATCGAATCTCTCTTTGATGCTTGCTTTCACAATTTCTTTCGTGTCAAATTCAAAGAAGAAGTTTTTCTTTTCTTTTTCTAACAGCAACGTGCTGTTTAGCGCTGTCTCAAATGCTTTAATAATCGGATATATCGCTTCCTTAAATGTCAGATTGAAATCACTATGAATGTGGAAAACTCCATTGATTTCATCCTGTAATGTTTTCTTCGACTCATTCAACTGCATTTCAACAGAACTGTTTGACGACTCCTGAAACTTGATGCCGTTATTTAGAACCATGACGGACTCGGTGTTGTTGGCATATAACCTCTTCCATGCTTCTTTGAGCTTGTCCACTTCTTCCTGTCCAAGCCTACGCTCTGCCTGTAAGAATCCTTTTTTATTTCCGCCTGTCTGAACCAGTCCAAGCTGATACACCAACGTACTGTATGCCGTTTCAAGTGCTTTTGAAATTTCTTCAGTCAATCCCTTTCCACTTGCTCCGTCTTTGGTATTTCTCAAGAGTTTGACCATGTTCCACGGATATATTTTATCTGTACCAACATAGAACTGTACGAAGCGATTCATCGGGTCGGAATTTGACCACACAGTAACGTTCATATCTGGAATATATTTTAACGCCGTGACATTGTTCTGTCTGTCTATCTGGATGTAACAATATCCACCCTTGCCAAGCAGATAATCCTCGACCATGGCCTTTTTTGTCTGAAACCCGTCAAGCGTGTTTCCTGTGTCGCCGTTCAACATTCGTACACGGCTGTCATTCTGCACTTCCTCAACTTTGCCTTTCTTGTACTTGTAAAGTTTGACAGGCATTGCCGCAATCGAACCACTGATAAAATCAACAGCACCTGATACAGCAGGAAGCGTGAGGGCCTTTTCCCTCGTGATTGTCTCATTGTTGAGCAATGCCGATAATAGCACATCGTCAAGCTGAACACTTTGATCGTTAAGATTTATTTTATTCTTAAATATTTTTCTGAATAGTGCCACTCTCGTTACCACCCTTTGTTAGTATTTTCTATTTGAAACATTTTACGCAAATATATTAGCATAAATTCACGTTTCTATCAATTAAATCATCTGGAATGTGAAGTCACCTTCATTCAAGAAATAATCCTGCTCAAGAAGGTAAATTGCATTGATAAGTGATACCACCATATCAACTTTTCCGTTGCTCTTTTTCTTGCTCACATACATATTTTTGTTTGTGTCATATGCACATTTCGCATTCTGAAAGTTGATTTCAAGAAGTTTGTTTTCTGTGTATTTGAATTTTTGTGTAAGGATTGCTTCTTTCATCCTCTTTGTTGGTGAATGCAAGACGCTTGGATACTGCTTGATTTGAACCGTGTTATAGCCCTCATTAGCCAATTTCTGCGCTGTGCTTAATGCATTCCATCTATCATATCCAATCGCCTGTATTTGTACGTTATAACGGCTCTCAAGACTCAAGATGAATTGCTCAACAAACGCATAGGAGATAACCCTGTCACCACATGCTAACACCTTCCCACTTTTCAGCAATTCCTGATAGTTCACACGCTCTGATATTGTCTTTTTCGTGATTCTGTCTGCCGGAATGAACGCAAAACTTTCTGCAAGAATGTTATCATCATCATCTACAGAAACCATAGCGACAGATGTATTATCGTTCGATTCTGAAAGGTCAACACCTAAATATACTACTCTGCCTGACCAATCAATGTTAGCAACCTTGCATGCTTGAACATCTTTAACATCAATAAATGTCTCTGTGCCCTGTCCTTGATAGATAATGTTGCAGTGCTTTGTTACAAAGTTCTCTCGCTCGTTCTCAATGGCAATGGCTCTGGCACGCTTCTTGATAAGATCATCCCAAATTTCAGGGATTTCAAGTGCTGACGGATTCGCCTGTTTCAGAATAAGATCATCTGTTTCCCAATCAGACGTTTTGTCAGGCTCATACAGCAGCGCAAATACTGTTTCGTCTTTCTCAATGCCGTCAAGAATTTTTTTGGCATATGCAACCTCATCCTCGAATGGATTGTCGATTGTCGGATATTTTGTACTGATTACGAACCCAAGTTTATTAAAGACGTTAAGCTGCCCTGACCTCATTGCATCGACAGGATATTTATTTGGCAATGCTCCAACTTCATCCGCAATAAATGCATTCGGCATACGTCCGTCCATACGGTTACTGTATGCCAACGGAATTAACGTGTTTTCATTCGGCTTGAATTTTATGTAGTCCCTTAGCAGCTTGAAACGCTTCGTTCCTTTGTACTCGTATATCAGCGGACTGCTTTTGATTGTATCTGAGATTGCCCCTTTGATTTCTCTCGACAAAGAACCATCTGGTGCAACTGAAAAGAATTTTGAGAACTTTGGTTCAGTAAGAAACAGAATGATAAAAATTGTTCCGACTGTATATGTCTTAAAATTCTTTCTGCAAATCTCCAACAGCCCTGTTTCGTATCTGCGTTTTTTAGGATTCTCCCGATACACCGTGCCTAGCATTGCGATATAAATAAGCCACTGATAACCAGTGGAGCACTTATACATAGACTGTCCGGCCTTGAGGCCTTTCGGCATAATCAACAGTTTCAGGATGTTCTCAATCTGCTGTACTTTCTTTTCGGATACGAAATACTTTCTGTCTTTTCCCTCAGCAATCCTCATCCATGCTTTCATTTGTAACTTAACGTACTTCGGAGTGGTTTTCTTTCTAATAGATTTTTTGCAATATTCGTAAGCCTTACTACTCGTCACCGCCATCATCTTCACCACCATTAAGGATCTTCATAAGCGGGTCTGCATCCTCGGTTGTATCACTTACGTTATAATTCTTAATGATCTTCATAAGAGTTGCAACTGTTCTATTCGCACTATCTGTTGTTGCATTATAATCTTTTACTGCTGGACTAGAATATAAATTTTTTCTGCCTTTAACATATTCTTTTTCAACTAATATTCCATCCTCTTTTATAGATTTTTCTAATTCATATAACATAACTAATTGCATTTGATATCTTTTGAATGTAGTTATAAAAAAATAATTACTTTGTACTCCACTTTCTTCTGCAATTTTTAAAATCTCTTGTGCTTGTTCAGTTAAAGTCATTTTTGCCATATTATCACCCCCTATAATTTTTTATTTAAGATTTTTTATTTGATATGATTTATTATAAGTCTTTTGGTCCTTAATCATAATTTTTAAAAAATCTTCTCTTGTTAAATTAGATAATCTAAATACTTCTTCTGGTTTCATTCCTAATTCCTTACATATTTCTTTTGTTGTTTTTCCTTCATCCAATAATTCTTTTACTATCGCTTTCATTGGTTCTAATAAATGAGTTCCTCTTGCTCTATTATGTGTGATAGTACCATAGACATCTTCTGCATGGTCTTTATGGTCCACAATAACAACTGGAACTTTATTTTTTAATAATGTTTTTAATGGTTCTCTACCTGATACAGTCCATCTATGAAAACCATCTATAATTGTATAATCCGGTCTTATAACTATTGGCATAGTCCAACCATTTGTTAATATAGACTGAACTAATAATTCAAGATTTTGTTCTGATACTTTATTTGGGTTGTAATTATTTGGTTTTAATAAATCTCTATCAACAAATTTAACATTTTCTAAAGGTTCTAATATATTTTTATTTTCATATTTTTTTATTTCATTTTCTTTCATATACTACTCTCCTTAGCTATATCACTATATAAATTAAATTCAAAACTTCTTAACGTTCTTCCTTTGGGGTCTCCACCAATTACTATATTACATAACTCTTTGTAATGTTTTTGATTTAAAAATGGTCCATATTTAATTAATATTCTATTAATACGCTTTTTTACATACTGCATAGATTTATTATCAAATCTCCATTCTTCTTTTAACATCTCAAAGAATTTATTCTTATAATCAACTTCTTCGTCTTTCTTTGCTTGTTTATTTTTCTTTTGTCTTCTAAATAATTCAGTATCATAATAAAGCATTGCCATATAAGCATTTGGCTATCTTTTACAAATCTTATCAAATAGCCCAGGGTAAAATTCACACATGTTAACTAGGCTTCTTATTGTATCTATGCTAAAAAATTGACTTATTCTTAATCTATTAATTGGAATTCCTACTTGATACATAAATTTATAGGCATCTGGAAATTCTAAGTTATTATCTCTTATGTACATCCATACATCTTTATCAGTCCAATCATAGATAGGAAACATTTTTCCTTGTGATGTTTTTATATTTGCCAAATTCATTGATCTTTGAACACTTTCACTTGCTCTACCACCACTTACTGATAATTCAATTCTACTAGCAGTTTTAAATATGTTTTTTATTCTTGTCTTTGCCATTGTTACAACATCAACATTTGAATATTGTTTTTTAATCAAGATAAATCATCTCCCCACAAGATGGGCATATAATATATTTCTTCTCATTTTTCTCAGTGCCGACTTTTGTTTCCGTTACCATTGTTACTTGTTCATTTTTAATTTCTGGTTCTTTTTTAATTTCTTGTTCTTTATAACTTGTTTCTTGCTTTGAATCTTCTTGGGTATATTTAACATCTGTTATAACTCCATAATTACTAATTGCTTCTTCAACTTGTTCATCTGTTGCAGTCATTTGCTCCAAAATAAACTTGTCATAACCAGCGATTTCAAAATCTCCCATTCCAGTTATCTCTTGGATGTAATTATTTATTTCATCGTAATTATCTGCACCCAAGCTATAAATTTTATTATCACTTAAAATTAATTTTTTCTTTTCAACTTCTGATAGACCTGTTTTTCTATAACATTGAACATCTGCTTTATTCATTTTTACTAAAGCAAAATATAAACCATTACCAATTAAGATATTATTATCTTCATCAATAACCATTGCTCTTGTTTGTCCAAATTGTTCTACACTTTTAATTAATTCATCAATTTGTTTATCATTATGTTTTCTAACATTCTTCTCCAATGGTTTTAGATCATTTATTTTTACTACTTCTAATTTCATCTCATTCTCCTCTACTTTCTAAAAATTCTCTAGCACTTGTTAATCTGCTACTAGCATTTATTACAATGCTTTTATCAATATCATATAATTCTTGCCATACTTCATTTTCTGTTTTATCCATTATGGCTCTTTCAGTCCATTCTCCCATTGCTATTGATCCTATTAAAAAACCCCTATCCCATTTATAAAATGGTGGTAATTCTATATTGTTATATTTTATATAAGCAAGTAATTGTTCTGCATTCCAATTAGCAAGAGGAGAAAAGACATCATAATTACTCTTACTAACAATATAATTATTTTCTTTATTTCCACATTGGTTTCCATCTTTGATTCTTCTTCCTGCTATAAATAAATCAAAATTATATTTATTAATATCTTTATTTTGTCTTTCCCACTTTGTTGACATCCAATTTTGTCTAGTCTTACCTTTACAAAATAAATACTGTGGATGTTTTTCTAAATATTCCAGACTATATTTATCAATAACTTCTTCAATTAGATTTTTAGGTTTGTTTTCATTAATCCATTTTCTCATTTCTGGGTATTCATTAATGCCACACCAGAATATAGGTGTTGATTTAATTCCTGATCTATTAATAATATCTTGTAGTACAATACTATCTTTACCTGCTACCCAACCATTACAAATATTTTTATATTTTTGGGATATATCTCTAATAAATGATGTTGTTTCATCTGTTAATTTATCAATATCATATCTAGTGTAAATATTAGTACATTTATCAAATGCTTCTAACCATTCACTATTATCTTTTATATTTTGTTTTTTTAGTCAGCATAACATCACCCATTCAATGATTTTACTGATACATAGCCAAGTATTATTGTTGCTACTATAAAACTTATAACTCCAACAATTGAATTAATTGTTATTTGTCCTAAAGTTGCAAATAATACCATTAGTCCAAATGTTATTGCTGATACTGGAATTACTATATTTGTTTTTTTCTTTAATGCTAACGGTAATAACAAAATACCAACTGCAAATGCAAATCTAATAACTCCAAATGAGCTCCATAATTGAAGTATTCCCATTTTAACAAATACTCCAAATGCAATACATAATAATAGTGAAAGTCCTGTTCCTATTCTTTTATTTCCTACCTTATGAAGTGCTACTGCAATACTATCTATTGTTGATGTAGTTACTCCAAGAACTGCTACTAATAAAATAATATGCATTGGTAGTGTAAATTTAAAGAAAGCCATTCCTAATATTAATAACATATAAAGTCCAAATAAAAATGCTCCTAAATAATAACCTTTTTTACTTTCATCTGCTTCTGCTCTTTGCCAATGTTGTACATCTCCAATAGGTCCAGCAAATAAAATAAGTCCAGACCATATTCCCCATAACACACCACTCATGCCAGTTGGTGCAAATACTTGTAATGGGGCTTTTGTAAATATTCCAACTGCTATAACTGCTATTATTGATACAATAGCCATGATCCATTGATATACATCTGTTTTAACTGATGTTGGTAGTCCTTTTTTGTAAACAATTAGAGTAAAGAAAAATCCTAATGCTATTGTTATCAAATATGCTGTAATTGTACTACCTGTAATAATTAAAAATTGTTGATTTATAAAATTCAACTGAACTAATAGGCTAAATAATTGAATTATTAATGCTATCACTTTTACTTCTTTTCTATTATAAGTTTCTGGACTAATTTTTTTCTTGTTATATAGCCATCCAAATAATGCAAGCGTTAAGGTGTTACAATTTGTTGTCACATGATTAAAGATGTTCCCCATGCCCAACTTGCAGCACTTGAAGCACCTATTTTTTTAAAACTTAGTTTCTCATTTCCCATTTTCATTCACTACCTTTCTTATATTGCCAGCTCATGTTCCACGTGGAACACTTTCGCATGATTTTCGCTTCTTTTTGAAACAAAAAACGGCTTATACTCACATTATAGCGTGAATTTGGCCGTTTATCCAAAAAATCTTAGTATTTTATAATTTTTGTGATTAGTTATATGGACATTTCATCTTGGTGTAACACCAGACAATGCCCGTTACCATGGGGGGATTTATTTTAGCCTGTCAATTCTCTGCCTTGCTAGCTTCTTTAAATACTCTTTTTCAATCATTCCTGCATCAGCTAACCTGTGACAGTCTTTGCATAAGCATATAAGGTTATCGTCTTCCAACCATAGCTCTGGCTTGTCTTTCAACTTATCTATGTGATGCACTTCTATGTTACGGTAGTTATATATACCTTTGTCCTTGCATACTTCACATAGATAGTTTGCATCTTCTCGTATCTGCTTGCTCTTCTCTGTCCATGCACTCTTGCTCCTGAGCCTTGACTCTTTGTAGCTGTACTTGTAGTGCTTCTTCTCTACATGACAGACATATCCTTTCGGATGTATCTTCCCACACCTGCTACATGAATAATAGCCTTGTGCCATTACTTAACTCTGATACGCTGCCCAGCATAAATCTTGTTAGGATTACTGATACCATTCATAGCCTGTAGCTTCTGCCAAGTTGTGCCATATCTGGATGCAATACCTGATAGTGTATCTCCACTACGTACAGTGTAATATACTGCCTGAGATGCACCTAGCTTCTGGTTGACGATATTCTGAATAGTATTATAGTCATATCCTGCCTGTTCCAATCTGCTCTTACGGTTGTTACCGTCTCCCCACTTTCCAGCAATTACCTCACTTGCAATCTGATCATTTGACTTTCTAACAGGTGCAACCTTCTTGTTTACAATGTCCTGAATAACATTGTAATCATATCCTGCTTGTGTAAGTCTGTTCTTGCGATCTTCACCATTTCCCCAAACTCCTGCAATTACCTCGTCTGCTACCTGTTCATTGCTTTTTTTAACAGGTGTTGGTGTAACTGGTTTTGTTTCACCTTTTGGATTTGCGTACTTGTGCCATGCTGTTGCATCACCATAGAATTTATCTAAGTCAAGGTTCCTACTATATCCTGCCAGTTTTCCAGAGCTTGAATACTGTCTGATAGCGCAATCATATGCTCCCTCATTCCATGGATGTGCCTGATATCCTGTTGCGTTGTTATCTGCATACTGTGCAATCCATAAGCCATAGTCTCCAATGCCAGACACTTCTTTATACAAGCTTGCAGATGCATAGATTAAAGGTTTAACCCCCGTTTTTTCTACAATTCGATTGCACCAGTTACTAATCCATGCTCTAGCTGGACCACCTGTCCCACACAGTGCGTTGCCCTGCCACTCCCAGTCTAAGCAAAGAATAGCTTCGCCAATATATCCTTGAATGTTCTTCAAGAAATGGTCTGCTTCTGCTACTGCATTTCCACCATTTGCATAATGGTATACACCTAATAGCTTTCCGTTAGCTTTTGCCTGCTGATAAGCTCTGTCACAATCAGGATTCACATATCCTGTACCTTCTGTAGCTTTGCAAATTACAAAGTCACATGGTACAACACTTAAATTAATTCCTGCTTGATAGCTTGCAATATCAATTCCGTTTAATGCCATTTTTTTCGCCCTCCCTAATATACTTCAATATGAACAGTGCTAATGATTCTGTCCTCGTTCATTTTCCAAGTCCTTGATTCTTTGTTCGTGATCATCCTTGTATTTGAACAGCGTATTTACACGTTCCGTAACAAGAATTAGTTGCTCTGATACCTTTTTCAGCTGCTCAGTCTTTTCGCCGTTATCTGCCATCATTTTCTTTGATGTATCATAGAATTCGTCAAGCTTTACGCTGATTTTTACAAAATTCTTTTCGATGTCCATCTGCCGATTCTTTTCTCGCTCTGCCTGTTCTTCCTGACGTTTTTTGCCACCTGCAAATGTGTTAATTAACGTACATGCCAGTGATGTCAAGGAAATAAGTAATGCGATGCTTACACTTGCTTCAGGAGTCATTTATTCCACCTTTTTATAGTTCGCCGAACTAATCTGTAAACATGCTCCAATGCACGTTCCAATTGCCGAAATAGTTCCTGCAATTGCTTCTGCATAATCCCATCCCCAGATTTTGCCGAGCGTGATAATTAAAGCTGAAAATGCGTTCGTTCCAACAAGTGCAACCCATTTTAAATTGTCATATGTTTTATTAGAAAATACCATTTTTTACCTTCTTTCATAACTAAATTATACTATAATTATTGCCAAAAAAAAGGGTTTTATCCCCTTTTTTCTTTGCCTTTATTTATTTCTGCTCGATAATAATTTTTCCTTTTTCTGCCTTCACCGTGATTTCTTTTTCTGGATCAATCCCAGATTCCGCCACAATCTTTTTTGATACTGTCGCAATATACGTGTTGATCTTTAAATCACCACCGATAGTTCTGTACTTCATTTTGTTAAGTTTAGCCATTGTTTACCTCTCTTTCATCGTTTAAATAATCAAACTCTTTCAATAATTCATTCTTTGTTTTCTCGAATTCTGATTCAATTTGCTTTTGTACATCAATCTTAGTTTGTTTAAACCACTTCTTTTTGAATTTCTTAACTGATTCCCTGTAAGTCTTTTCGTCACAATCACACGACTGCCACCATTCTAAATCGTGTAGCAAATCAACTAAACATCATTCATCATTGCATTTAATTGTGAATCATGCATCTTGCCTGCATATTCATATTCAATGCGACTATACATATAGTTATAACTTCCGCCGCTCATTCTCAATCCTCCACAAATTCAATTTGTTCACTTTCAACGCAAAATCTAGCACCATCGCCAAACTGGACATCATAAAGTATAGGCTTTACATAATGATCTTTACTTATAACGCAAGTATGAATCACTTTGCCAATCTGACCGATATATTCTTTTTTAAGCTTTCCTGTACTACTTATCAATTCTTCTTCGTACTTATCAATAAGACACAGCAATCTAGCTTTACGCATTATTAGATCACCTCGCAATTTCTTAAAATCTCATTGATTGGAACATTATCCGGAACATTTCTAAAAAGTCCGTATTTCTTTATTTCCAATAAAGACACATATCTGTTTATTGGCTTATTTCCAAGATTTCCTTCAAACATCAGCAATATACAGTATTCATTTTGACTTAGCCTGTATAAAGGATCTTTACTTTCTGTTCTAGGCGTCATAAGCCCTGCGTGTCTCATTATTTAATTACCTCGCAATTATCTAAGATTTCACAAATTGGAATCTTTGTATCAATGTCTTTAAAATATCCCTTTTCACGCATTTTAAACAAATGTATTTGATTTGCAATGTTATTATACGTTTTATAATCTTTATGTACACTTAACAAATCATACTCAAATTGAGTTATCTTATATTTTGGCTTTTCATATGGTTTATTTAACCATTCTTTAGTCTTTTCACTGCATCCATGTCCTGTACTAAATCCACACTCGCTACAACTAATATCACTGCATCGACAAGGCTTTCCGTCGACTAGTGCAAAACAGTAGCCTGAATTTTCTATGATTTCATCTTTAAAATGTTCATAATTTGTTTCCTGTTTTATTTCTTGTCTTTCTTCTTCAAACATTTCTCTAGCAGTCATCTTCATCGTCTCCTTTCAACTTCTGCCCACAGAATGGACAACGTGGATAATATTTGTTTTCTTGTCATGCTTCCTCATCATCCTCTATTCTCTCTAAATGTTTCATATTGATATCCGCCAACTTGTTCAAACATATCCATGTACATACTTAAGATACCAATATTCATAATTGACAATAGAAGAGTGATCACCAACGCAACTAGCAACCATGCTTGGACTGCTCGCTGCGTGATTTTCTTATGCTTCTTTTTTTTCTTCTGATTGATATTCAAAATGTTCAGCTGATCATTCTGAATTTTATCAGCTTCTTCAATCTTTGCTTCTAATTCCGCTATGTACGCATCTTTCTGTGCTTGTGTTAATTTAGCCATTTTCTTCCACCTCATTTGAATCATCGCTGTTAACATCTTCAATCAATCCAATTGAAGCTGCTTTTTTTTCTAATTCTTTATCAGCTTTCTTATTGCAAACGTAAATGATAAACCTACCACCATAACCTCCTGATATTGAACGAATATCCATATCTAATAAATCATCTGAAATACATCCTTTATACTTTTTGGGATTAATCAATACGATAAATCTAGGTGGTCTATATCTTCTTTTCTCAAAAATGTTTACTGTAGGGCATTCAAGCAATGGAAGCAATTCTATTAGTTTCATACTTCCACACCCTCGTCTTTCGGCATTTGATGTACTTCAACATTCTTATATTCTATTTGGTTTTGAATCCAATCTAAAACCATTAAAGCTTTTTCTTCGGTTGAATATTCACCAACGAATGAACAACCGGCCCATATCTGTTTATCATGATAAATGGTTACATCATGAATTTCTGTTAATTTTTTTCTATCCTGACTTCTAATCCACATCTTAGTACCCCTCTTTCAATCTTTCGATCCATCCTCTTATGAAATAACGGTCGTAATCCTTTTCAATATAACATCGTCCTTCTTTTCCAGGAATCTGAGCAAACTCATAAACTTCAACATCAATTGATCTAAAGAAAGCTTCAACTTCTTTAGAATCAAGTAACACGTGTTTAATAAACTTGAAACCATCATCTGTTTTGAAACTAATATTTACAATTGTTTTAAAGCCACCTTGATATTGGACTGTTTCATAGCCAAAAATATAAAATTCAGTAATCATTAGAACTCCTCTCCGCATTTTGTGCATTTCCTTCTTACATAAATTCCACAGTCTTCTTGAATGTCTTCTTCCTCTATATCTCCACCACAGAATGGACATACATTTTCTTTTTCGCATATATCCTGCAAGTCATCTATTGCAACTCCTACATTTTTCAATGCCTTTTTGATTTTAGTACATTCATCTAGACTCAATCCTGCATCGGCAAGTCCACTCCGAATCTGATTGCTTGCTTCCATTAAAAGCCTTGCAATGTCATACATTTCTTTTACTTCCATGTTTTTTTCCTTCTAAAATAATGTAAGTTGTTCATATTTCTTTTGACTATTCCTTGACTTGACTAGGTCCTCATACCTGTTTGTAAACATGCCTTTGTAGGCTATGCCATTTATCACTGTACGATTATCCATATCTTCATCAGATTCTATAGGCTCTAATATCAGTGCGCCTAGTTCATAATCTAAATAGTATTTCGCATCTGGTATCACTGACTTGATATATTTATCAGCTTTCTTTAGCTCTAGCTTTTCAACAAAGCTTGCATATCTTCCGTAAGTGATAATAACCACCTCTAATCTAGAAATAAGAATGTGAGATTTGTTGCATGATTTAAAAAATAAGCATTTCCTACTCTGTAGCCTGACCGCTCATCCGCTTCTGTAATCAATACAGTAAATCCTAAATCATCCACATTTGTGATAATTCCTTTTTTCATGTATGTATCATTTGGATACAATCTGATTCTTCTTCCTTTGTAATTCTCTTTGTTATATTCCATTTTTTTATCTCCTTTTGTTATAAACTAACAACAATGTTTGTCTTCCCATTCTGCAATTTCTTCCGCATCATCAATGATTTCGCCATCTTCGCATACTAGCAATGTTTCATGTGAACCATAATCAACAATCTGATAATTGTTAGGTAATTCATCTGCATATAAATCAACCCCAAATAATTCAACGTTAAAATCATCCTTAAATAAAACGTTCGCAACTTCTTCCACGATTCCTGAATTTGTAAAACTGTGATAACCAATATGTACTTGTTTCATGTTGTATTCTCCTTTTTTTATTTCGTTTCTATTTGAAACCTTTAAGCATTTATCTTGTAGCTAAAATATTGTAGAAGTTATCCTTATCATACAATTTTTCAATGAACTTTTCTGCGGCTTTCTCTGTCTTGAATGTTCTCTGTTTTGTAACAATTTCTCCGTTCTTCTTAATTTCTTGCCATACAATTTCAGTCATGTTCTTTTTTCCTTTCTATTTCATCCAGCCTAAGTTATATTCCTTGATCAACTGCTTTGCCTGTTTAACTGTAAAGTCAGACTTTTTAATACCAGTTTCACCGTTTCTATTTAAAATCTGTAATGCTAATTCTTTGATTTCTTTTGTTGTCATGTTTTTTATCTCTCTTTCTTTTACGTCTATATTATAACACTATAATATAGAAAAGTCAAACGTTTTCATGACATTTTTTGACAAATTAAAAAAGGGCTTTTATGCCCTTCCTTATCTGTTTTCGATAATAGTTCTTTTCTGTAATACAGCACCCACAAATATTGTGATCATTCCAATCACCAATACTGCACATCCCAGAACTTCAAACGCCACTTCGAAAAATGTTTTCATGTTGTCTCCTTTCATGCTTTTTTGTTTTCCTTTTTCCATATTTGCTGTATTTTATAAATTAAAATTGACTTCGCAATCTTTAACTTTCTCTCTTTTAATGTATCTTTTTAGCATATCATCTTTTAGTCTTAGCATTGAAAAATGTAATTTCGATTCGTAATAATCATTTAATTCACATGTTTGATATTCATATTCACCTATCGCATTGTATAGGTTTTCTGTAGAATACTTATATTCTTCATTACGTTGATTATTTTCTATGTCTCTGAACTCGTGTGGTGCACGATTTTCTCTATATCTAAAATTTACAGAATCATAATTCTTGTTTATGAGTTCTTGTCCTATTTCTCTTTTCATTGTTTCTGCGTTGTAAATAATTTGAATTTTTGGTTCATAACCTTCTGACTTTAAAGCTGTTCCATAATTCATAAATCCATCAACTAATAGGCTAATTGTTTCATCATTGCATACATAAGCACTCATTTTATTTTTCCTCTCTTTCAATCTCTACTTGATTTAACAATCTTTAAATTCTTCTTTGTGTGCCCACACTTTAGGCGGTGGGCTTGCCTTTATATCGTTAATTCATTGCCTGCACTTGGCTTGCGCTGAAGAAGCTTGCTTTTTTCATGAACATCCTTTTTTGTTCTTCGGTCATCCCCTCGCTATTTTCAGTTTCCTTCGATACGCATTTCCAGATGTGGAACTGTGCAACAGCTTTCTCGCCTTTCTTCACACAATAGCCGAGCTTTTTCCATGCTTGGAATGTATGAATGTCTTCAGGTTCATCAAGCATGATCTTATTTCCATTCTCGTCCTCGACTTCAAACTGTCTGCCAGTGGTTCCAATCTTTCCATTTTTCATAAGTTCAACTGCTTCATTAAATATAATCTGTGCGTTTGTCATGTTTTTTTTCCTTTCTTTTTTCCTTTTGCAACATTATAATATCATAATATATATGCGATTGCAATACTTTTTATCGTATTTTGTTTCTTTTTGAAACATTTACCCGTTCAAAATATCCATGAGCCTTGAATCCTGCGCTTTGTTCTTTCTTCTGTCCTCACCGCTTACCAATACAGGAAGGCACATCTCAATAATACGGCTGTATATTCTGGCTTTGCTTGTATCTTCTGTATGGTACAAGTCTGAATACTTCAGATTCGTTGTAATAATCATTGGCTTCCCACTTCTGTATCTTGCATCAATGATGTTGTACACAAGTTCGTTAACATATTCAGTGTTTCGTTCAATCCCTAGATCATCAATCACCAAAAGGTCAAACTCGTTAAGGCTGTCCAGATATTTCTGCTTTCCTTCATACATTCCCTGAAGGGTATTGATGATTCGAGTAAAATTTGTCACAAGACACGGTACGCCATTGTCAATTAATTCATTTGCGATGCATGAAGCAAGAAACGTCTTACCTGTTCCAACTCCTCCAAATAAGATAAGTCCTTTTCCTGCATCCTTGAAGTCCTCAAACCGTCTGGCATAATTTCTGCACATGTCGCTAGCCTTCTTTGATTTCTGGTCATCGTGATCAAATCGGCATTTCTGAAGCTCTCTGTCTGGAAAGCCTGTGTTCCTATATCCTTCAATTCGTGCCAGTCTGTCCTGTTTCTTTTTCTCTTCTTCCTTCCTATCATTTTCAGCAATTAAGCATGAACACATTACAGGAACATATACCCCGACCGCCGACATCCATTTTCTTCGCGGCTCATTGCATTTTCGACAGTAAATCATATTGTCTTTGATATATTCAGTGCTTTCATCGCAATGTTCTAACATCCTCTGGATTGCTTCTTCTGTTGGCTTTTCATTTTTAATGATATCTTGCATGTTTTTCTAGTCCTTTCTTTTGCTTCTATTTGAAACTATTTGCCGTAAAACATAGCCATGAGTTCTTCTTCAGACCCATAACCGTTCTGGTCGTATTTCTTCTCTGGCTGTTTCTCCTGCTTTGTGTATTCATTCTTTAAAGGGAAGATACATTGCCAGTTATTAGTGATTGACTGATTTAGAATAGCAATCTTTGTATCGTCTGTATTTCCTAATTCATCAAGTTTCTTTAACATAAGTTTAAGAGCATACTCTGTCATAGGCTTCTTGATGAATGATCTCATCTGTAAGAATGCTTTCAACGCATTCTGTAAATCTTCATTTTGTGTATACTCTGCAATCTGCTCATCATACGATTTCGGCTTGCTCTTTCTTTCTTTCTTACTTAATTTATTATTTGTATTATTATCTGTATTAATATCTGTATTACTTTCTTTCAAATTATGATATTCTGCCTTACAATTTTTGATATTCTGCCTTTCAAAATTTGAAAGTCTGCTTTTCAATTCTCGTTTTCTTCCATCAAAGTTTTGCACGTAAATATATCCACAATCAATCAGTTTTCTAATAGCAGTTGACACTTTTGTTTTGCTGCACTGGCAGAACTCTGCGAGGTGTTCATTGCTTGCATAACATCCTTTTTCTCCGTTGTCTAGGCTGTCAATTTCCGTAAGAATAATCTTTTCTAGCGCATTAAGCCTAGTGTCTAGCCACACTTTCTTTGGAATCCATACGCCCTTGAAGTCTCTGCTTTCGTTCATGTTTTTGCTTCCTTTCTTTTCTGTATCATCAATCATGTGATTGCCTTTCTAACGAAAAAACTGCACAGCTTTAATAGTTTCGCACCATATCAAGCCATACAGTTCTCGTATCTATTCAGTTGTTTACCTACTCAGCAGGTGCGAACTACTGAACAGACATTATAGTTTATCACTACTCTTTAATATTATCATCATAATGTGATTATGTCAAAACATTTTGCTGACTTTTGTTTCTATTTGAAACTTCTTGATGTCTTTACTCGTAACGATGCTGATTGTGTAATCTGGATATTTGTACTCAAACAGTTTTTGCTTTAACCGAAATACGTCCGTAATTACCGCTGTAGAGCCTTTTACGTCTTCGATTATAATTCTATCACCCTCACACAAGATGTATCTAAAATCGGCTTTATACACGGTTTTACGCCATGTCTTGCCATTCTTCTTGAATGTCGGTATAAGTTCATACTCCGGTTGTAATTCCAAATCACGAATAACTCCTGCACGTTCCAGAATCTTCAACTGTGCATACCGTTCAGCTTCAAGCTTTGAGTCAAATTTGATGCCATCTGCAACCGTCTTTGTATTGTGATATTTTCTGTACAAATAAGTCACCTCATAGATAGTTTTTCCCAAAAATTTCAATGAACTCGCTTGTAGTCCATCCATATTCGTCCATCGCTCTTTTCTGCCCCATCTTTTTCAGATGCATGTCAAACTCGTGTCCCTTGCTGCAATGCACACCATACTCAGACATGTTGTGATCTTGTGGTCTGATGAATACGACAAGACCATACTTGATTGACTTTTTCCTGTTGGCAGTTCCGAAAAAAATTTCATGCCTGACAGTTCCATATACCCGCTTAGAAAAATATATGTAGCAGTGCCCCTTCGCGATGAACATGCCTTCATGCATAATGCAGAACTCTTCATTCATCATCGCATCACCGCAAAAAAAGTCTTTACAAAGAACAGAAAAATTCCGAAAAATGTTTTAAATACTACAATCAGAATCATTTTCCACTACTTCCGAAGCCTTTATCACCACGCTCGGTATTTTCATCAAGTGAATCCATTAAGTGAATATCCTCATAAAACACTGGGATTACAACCAACTGTGAGATTTTATCACCAGCATGAACCAGATAGTGTTTATCAGAATTGTTATACAGTTTTACCATGATTTCGCCTGTATATCCTTCATCAATCAATCCTGTTGATGTAATGCCGTGATTGACGTTCAAACCACTTTTAGAAACCAACAGCCCTGCCGTTCCATATGGCAACTGTACATGCAATCCAGTATGTAATATCGCACTGCTATGTGCTTTGATAAATTTTGTCTCTTTCGCCTTAATGTCAAGTCCTGCATCAGTTTTGTGCGCCCTCTCTGGCAAGTACGCTCCTGTTTCAACATAAATATTCATTTATTTTTTCCTCATTTCTATATACTTCAGTTTTGCAACCTCATCAGGTGTAAGTACAGGTATGCCCTGCTCTTCACAGTCTCTAATCAATCCATCAAGAAGGATGGAGAACTCTTTTGAATCCATATCCGAACTGCCTTTGTAAATTTTGTAATGCGTGAACTCTTTGCCATCAAGATCACTTTGCCCGATTGCTTCATAATACCGAAAATAGCCATCAACTTTTATGTCTGACCTGACCGACACAACCTCATACACACTGTACCGCTCGAGCATCATGAAATGTACTTCTTCACTGCTAAACCTCATAACGCTAGCCAACTGGTTGAGTAAAGACCAGTAGTAAGCATTTGCTGTGAGTGATCTTTTCGATTTCTTTTCTTTTATCTCGTACAGCTTTTCTGCATCCTGCTGGTCGAACAACCACTGGATGATATCTTTCGCGTTTCCTATCATACCGTTATTACCGCCTAGAATGGCAAATCAGACGAATTCATGTCGAATCCTGTATTACCCCAACCATTATCAAGATTGCTATTGTTTTGACCGCTAGGGCTATCAGAACTCATTTCACGCTTACGTTCCAAGAACTGAAAGCTTGTCGTGACTACTTCTGTCACATAAACCATTCTGCCGTCCTTCTCATAGTTTCTTGTCTGGATGTGCCCAGTCACACCAAATAAGTCGCCTTTATGAACATATTTTGCGATTGTATCGGCTGCTTTGTCCCACGCAATACAAGGAATGAAGTCTGCGCCGTCTTCCTTTTTTCTTCTGTCAACTGCCAATGTGAATGAGACAACATGAGTACCGTTCTGCGTTCTCCGCTCCTCAACATCCTTCGTAAGTCTTCCAATCAAACTAACATTGTTCATTTTCGTTTTCCTCCAAAAATTTGTTTATCAATTCCCATGTCATGTCCTCATTTATAGGGCTGTCAATGACTTTTCTGATGCCATCTCTGAGATGTATAATCTTCAGAAATTTTGCATCAACTCCGTAGCTTTGCATCAATCCAATTCTGTACAAATTCAACTGATATGCGATCTTTTCCTTGTTTAATGCACTGACGGTTTTAATATCCGCAATGCCAGTTTCACCATCCATCAGCATTGTCATGTCAAGTCGTCCACATGCAATCGGCATATCGTCTTTGAACAGCACAACTGGCAATTCACTGTCCAGAACCTCGAATCCGTATTGTTTCTGCAAAAACTTAAAGTTTCGCACTGCTTCGCTTCCATCATCATAGCCTGAGTTGTTGTAGTTCTCGATTGCCTTATGTACTGCCGTACCTCTTTGGGCCGCATTATTCAACACGGCAGGAGGCACGCTTGCATATTCGTTTCTAAACTTCGCACCAAGAATCTGCGTTACACTTGGCAGCATAAGCCCATCATACAGATATGTATGCGTTTCATCAAAATATTCAAGCGTACCGCCTTTAATGCTGAATGTTTCCATTATTTAACCGTGATGCGGATGGACGGTTTTACTTTTGAGATTTTGGCGTACAAGTCGTATACATCAGGATTTTCTTTTTTAAAAGTCTTGCTGTCGAACTTTTCTGCATCATGTTCTGGAATAAATGCGATCTTTAGAAATTCGTTGTCTAACTTTAATACGCCGTACTTCTGCATAGCATCAAGAATTTCAGCTTTCATACTGTCCTGCTGTTTCTTAATCTCTTTCGCCTGTTTCTCAAGGCTTACAATCTTCTCGCATACTTCTTCAGATATCGTAACGTCTGAATCTTTTCTTTCGATAATATTAGCCATTGTTATCATCCTCCCTGTAGTCAAATTTAGCGAATTGATATTTGCCGATAACTCTTTTTACCGGCTTGTCTTCTGCACCTGCAAGAATACGCAATGCTCTTTCCACATCATCACTAGATGAAGTGCAAACTGCAAGCACGGTTGCCTTTTTTTCTCCGAACTGCGTATTGACCAGAACCTCGTCACCTATCTTGATATCGGTAAAAGCAGGTGCATAGAACAGGTATTTTTTTATGTCTCCAGTGTGCTGACATACTACAAATTGTACGTAACTATTCATGACTGTCCGCCTTTCTCTGCTTCATGATCTTACCGATTAACTCGCTTGCCTTCGACATCGGCATATCTTCCGGCTTTTCAATCTTGTTCATCTTTAACAGCTTTTCAAGATTCTCACCTGTATAGTTCTTGCTCAATACTTCTACCTGTCTTGGTGATGCCTTGCGTTCCGTGCTGTTCGTTGCTTCATCATCATTTCCGTCTGTATCTTCTTCAGTTGCTATACCCAAGAATGCACCTAATGAGTAACGCTTGCGGTATGTGATCTCTGCACCCTCATCCTGAAGCTTCGCACCTTCCTTAACTGCAAACGGGTAAGTGTTTGTCTCGAATACATGTCCACTCTTATGTACCAGAATACAGCGAACACCGTTTACGCCGTTCTCATCAACTCCAATAGGCTGTAATAATGCAAAGTTCTGATTTTCCTTGATTTTGTTTAAAATGTTGTCTAATGGCACATAATCAAATGCCTTGTGCATCCATTCCCCTGTTTTTCGATTTTGCACAGAATAGTTGACCTGTGCGGACTTTTCTAGTCCTCTTAACTGATTTACCAACTCGATTAAATCAGTTGCTACTTCTTTTGTAATGTTTTTAAATCCTATCATTTTTCTTGTTTTCCTTTCTTTTTGAAACATCTTTTGAAACATCAATTTCATATTGTTTAATAATTTTGATTAGTTCTTCTGCGTTACCGCTTTTTACGATTTCTGCTACGATTTCAAACATGTTTTCAGCTCCCAATTATTAAACTCGCATTTTCCTTACCAAATACATTGCAGAACACTTTGACAAGCTTTGTAGAAGGATTGTGCGTTCCCTGTTCAATACAAGCATAATGGCTAGTTGATATTCCAAGCTTTTCTGCAACATCCTTCTGAGTTAATCCCTTTGAAATTCTGAATGCTTTCAGTTCTGCTCTTTTCATTTCGTGCCCCCTTTCTGCATACATATAATACCACTGACTCATCAAATTGCAACTACTTTTCATCATAAGTTGATTATTTATTATTGTTTCAAATAGCTACGGTATGTTATCATCGAAATATAAACTTTTTTAGGTGGTGTAAAAAATAATGATTAACAATAAGTCAATCGGAAGGAAACTCAAAGAACTACGTACCTCACGTGATCTTAAACAGTCTGAGCTTGCTGACCTTGTCGGAATTTCAAGACCTGCAATATCGAATATTGAGTCTGGAAAACGTTCCTTGACTCTTTCCACTTTGAAACGTTTTTGTGAGGTTTACGGCATTGATATATCTTACTTTGGAATTGATACGTCAAGCTATGATGAAGCGACAGACCTCACACTGCGCATCGAGTCTCTGTTTCACGATCTTCCTGAACCTGAGAAGGATGAACTTTATCTGAAGATAATGAAACTGTACCTAGACAGCAAGAATGTTTCTGATTGAAACCATCTGTCGAAAAAAAAGAGTTATCCAACTCATACTCAATTTTGATATCTTCTTGTTCGGCATAAAGATTAAACAGCAAAGAATAGAAGCTTTCAGCGTCCATATGCTCACCGCCTTTCAATGGCTAGTATGGACTGCTTTTTTTATTTTCAATCAAGCGGAGGTAATTTTATGAGAAAAAAACTGCGAGTGGCAGGATATGCTCGTGTTTCAACAGATGAACAAAAAAAAT